CAAGTACAACTTGTCCTGAACCTTTTGGTGTTATTTTTAAACTAATATTTGTATCATCACCTGTTGCAGATATTTCAGGTGAATTACCTGTTGCAGCATTTGTTACATCAATCTGGTTAACAGCAGAAGATGTAGTTTGAAATATAATCTGTTCATTACCATTTTCATCTGCAATAAAATGTGCATCGTCAATAAGTATATTATGTGAGTTAGTATCAAGATTACCACCTAACTGTGGAGATGTATCTTGTACTATTGTATTGATAGCATCTGAAGAAGCTAGTCCTGCAGTAAAATTAGCACGAGTAATCTTTCTAACTGCACTAGCACTTGTATCATAAATTAAAAGAACATCATTACTAGCAATAGAAGTTTCAGCAGTTTGTCCTGTAATAAAGTTATCATTAAGCATTGCAGTTTCAACTGCATCATTTGCTATTGTTACAGCACCACTACTACTTATTGTTACGTCACCTGATACTGCTACAGGATTAAAATTAGTACCGTCTGCAACCATGATATGACCACTGGTGTTTGTACCCATAGTTAAGTCATCACCTGATATAGTCAAATCACCTGCGATTGTAACGTCAGCACCACTGAAAGTTAATGCTGTTGTTGTTCCTGATTTGATTATTAAATTACCAGATGTATTAGTTGCACTACCAAATGTTGTACCTGCATCTTTAAAGAATATATCACCACCATCTGCATCAAGTATAATGTCTGTACCTGCATCAAGAGTAATATCACCTGAGTTATCAATCTCTGCGATAACAGGTGTAGTAAGTGTTTTGTTTGTTAATGTTTTTGTAGTTTGTGCTAGATAAGTGTCAAATGTGTCAACAGTGGTTTGTCGCATTGTACCACCATCGTTAGTCACAAGACCATCACCACCTGCAACAGCAGTAGTACCTGCAGATGTGCCACCATCCATAAGATTAAGTTCAGCAGTTGTAGCTGTTACACCATCAAGTATATTTAGTTCATCAGTTGTAACTGTAGCACCATCAAGTATCTCTAGTTCTGCTTCAGATATTTCTGCACTACCGATTGTTACTGTACCTGCAAAGGTTACGTTAGCACCACTAAATGTCATTGCAGTTGTTGGTGTAGAACCTGACTTAATTAAAAGTTCACCACTTGAGTTCGTAAACGAAGCAAAAGTAGCACTACCGTTTTTAAGAGTAATGTCATCACCGTCTGCATCAAGAACTATATCCCCTGCTGCATCAAGTGTAATTCCACCTGCACTGGCAAGTTTGATGGCATCCACATTAGTTCCGTCAGAAACAAGATCCAAATCACCATCAGCATTACTAAAAATATGTGTACCAGTGTCCTGAAAGTATAACTTTTCAGTACCGTTAATAAGAATGTCGTCAGAGAATTTAAAGTAATCCTCATCTTCCATCCATGCAAGAACACCATCATTACTTTCTCCATCAAATGTTACAGTAATGTCTGTACCTGCAGTACCGTCACCAAGAGTTAGTGAAGTACCTAGCATTTTTGTAATAGGACCACCTTCGTTTGCAGTGCCGTCATGTGTATGTCCTGTACTGGCTTGAAAGGCTGCTAATAGTTGATTGAACTCATCATTAGTATCGGCTGCCTGTATAACGTCACCGTCAGTATACGTGGACTGTCTTGTATACGTTGCTCCCATTTATCTTCTCGCTCCTAGTTGATATTCTACACCAAATCCTTTTAGTGAATATGGTGCTGTTGTACCGTCATCGTTAACTCTTAATGCTACTGCAAATCCTGAACCTTCTACTGGTTGTCTAACCAAAGGCTGTGTTGATCCACCATATGTACCTGTGCCGTATGTTGTTGTTCCATAAACAGCAACAACTTTTGTTGAGTCAAAAGGATATGCTGCAGGTCTTGGTGCGTCAGCACTTTCATAATCATAACGTAAAAACAAATCTGCACTTATTGATGCTTCTGGTGCGTAGTTAAGTATAACCCTTTGCATATATTTACGTATTCCCGGATCACCAAAGGTTAAATCAGGACTTCTATATTTACCGTTTATAGAAGTACCATCGAAGTCATTACCTTTTTCTTGTCTATAAATATAACCATCAAATCCACCATGCAACGCTCTTACATCTCCTGTTGAAACAAATGTGTCTGTGGCTGATGGTTTTATTCCTTTTATCTTACCAAACTCAAAGTTCTGTCCTTTCAACACACATATCAAACCTTCTGTTGAAACTTCCAGATCATTTGAATTACTAAAGAATAATCTGTATTGTGTTTTGTCTGGTATTACTATTGACTCAAATATGTCTGAGTCTTTTATGTTTTTATCTATTTCTGGTTGTACAGCACGACTAATTGTACCAATCTCAACGTCACCAATTCTTGCTGTACCTGCAACTGTACGTAATCCATCAGGTCCTAAGAATATTAAGTCACCTGCAAATTCCTGTATAGTGTTGCCATTTATACACCCTATATCTCTTGTAACAGGAGCAACTGCAAAGTCACTTGATGAACTACCAGTTAATTTAAATATTCTGTTCTCACAAAATATAAATAAGTTTTCACGGAAAACCTTTAGTCCAACTATTGTATCATCAACTTTGACTGATCCTGCACCACTACCAGAACTAAAAGCATCTTCGTCAAATGGTTGACTGAAAACAACAGTAGATGGTGTGCTAGACATACCAGAGTAGAACATATGTCCTTTAAATGCTGCTACGTGCTTTGCACCTTCAACAGTGCTTTCTGTAACATCTGTCGCAGCTATTGATGTGTTAAACACTGTAGGATCGTTGTTACCATCTACAACAATCAGTTTGTCATTACCATCAAAGTTAAATCTTTCAAAACCGTATTTACCTGCACTTGTTCTACCTGTATCTTTTTCTGTCCAACTTTCTGATACTGCATCATCAACAGAATGAGCTGCTGCAGATGTAGAACTTGTTGCTCTTGTTACACCTGTGAAGGTAGTGGATGTAACCCCTGTATAGGTAAATATTTCTGAATTAATCTGTAAAGTACCACTGGAACTAAATCCTGTTGTACTGTCAACAGTAATTGTACCTGAACCTGTCATACCAGTTCCTGAAGCAATCGCTATTGATAATTCTGTAGATGCAGAACTAAATACCTTTGTACCACGTGCTGCAACTATTTTATTTGCAAACTGCACAACCATTAAAACTTTTTCTGTTGATGCTGATGTTTGTGGTACGATATGATTTACGTGTCTTCTAAAACCACTTATTCTTCTGTAACCACCATCAATATCAGGTTCAAAGTTCTGCAACTCCAGTGCTTGTCCGGGCTGCATATTAAAGGTTGGTTGGTTTAACACAAGACCACCTTCACATGGAAATGAAAATGGTTGTGTTTGTGAGAGTTCAGGCATTAGACTGCTCTCATGTAGTTCTTACGATTTATTAATTCAACTCGCATACGTTTGACTCCATTGTCAAAGTCTTGTTTAGCAAGTTGGGCGTTAGGGATTTCACCTCGTAAGGTATATGCGTAATACTTTGCTTTAGATGTTATTATTGTTTCAAATCGTGCAGGAATTATAGAAGTATCTGTTGATGCAGATAAATCTGTATGTGTAATGTAATAGTCAAACTTTAATACGTAGTTTGATTTTATTGGTATAGGTGTAACACCAATTTCTTCATTATATGTTGTAAATACAAAGTCAGGAACGTCAAACTTGTTTTTATCAGCTATTGCATCTCGTTCTCTGTATCTAGAGTTCCATTCTTCGTAACTAACGTATTCTAGTTTCTTTGGATTTACATCCTTTTCAACAAGAGATATACGTTTAATATGTGCATTGTTACCATCTGTTTCAGCAAGAGTAATGAAATGTGTTGTAGCTGTTGCTGTAAAGGTAGTTTCTAAAAATTCTGTTTCGTTTGTGTTGTCTACAGTAAGTGTAGCTGTAGTTGTTTCTGTGCCATTTGATGTAGTGCCGACTTTTAGAGTGGCAGTAGAACCTGTAATCTGTGTGCTAATTATATACTCTTCACCTACAACAAGATCACCAACAGATTGTGTAACAACTGCAGATGATAATAGTAACGTGTTTCCAAATTTAGAACTAGCAGAAGGTGTACCAGATACAGTTGTCCACCCTGTTATAGAAGCTGAACCACTAATCTCATAGTCACCATTTGTAATAAAATCTCTTGGTTCTAGAAACATAGTATCATAGTCAATATACTTTAGTGAAGATGATACAGCAGATTTATCGTAAAGTTGTTTACCTGCTATTATGTTGAGAGAACCTTCTGCTCTTGTAAAAGACCAGTTTAGTTCTGCATTTATTAAATCACTGATTGCTCTGTTAACGTAGTCTTTGGTAGATGTTTGAATACCACGAGAGCTTGAAAAGGTGCTAGAGGTAAGCTCAACCTCATTGAGATCACGTAATACATTGTTTACTAATGTGAGGTATGTACTTGCCATAAAACATATTCTTTAAACCTGTGCATAGGAGCAACCCTAAAGCTGCTCCTATATAATTAATTATTGTACGTTAGTAGAACTTGTTAATAAGTCTTCTTCAATCTTACCTGAGATATCGATAAGAATTGCGTACACTCTGAGTTTACCGACAGAAGGTGCTGATCCTGATAGAGCAAATGTAAGATCTATTGTATCAGTTGCTGTCACTCTGTTACTGAATGTTGTAACAGCAGTGTAGTCAACGTGACCATTAGTTCCTTTTGCTAGATAACCTGCAGATGTGCAATCGCCACCATCTACAAAGTCATCTCCACCTGCAACGTCAATATCTACAGCGAGTGATGAACCCGGATCAAAAGCTGTAATAACTTCTGCTCCACAGTGTAGAATAAAACATTCTGCAGGAAGATCTATAAGTTGAATAACGTCACCATCAGCAAAAGTATTGCCGTTGTCTTGAAATTTTTTGACATCAAAAACTTTTTCGATCATTACCATTTTAGATAAACCAGTGGCAGTGCCAATTTGACCTGTGCCTTGACCAGTTGTTAAATCAAAAGTAGCCATTCTTCACCCCCTTAGTTTACAACGCCAAGAGCTAAAGATTCTTTTCTCAAGACTTTTCTTCCGAAGATATGTAATCCTCTGATGATGTCTGAGAAAGATTCTGTATCTCTTACGACTTCTGTTTTAGAAATGTGAGAAGCTGTAGATGTGCTAGACATATGACCTGCTAAACAGTAGAACTTACCTGCTGCACCGGGATTAACTACATCTGTTCCTGTTGTGGAATCATCAAATGAGTTAGTTTTATATAATCTCATACCATGTAAAAGACCATCTAAAACTCTTCCGTTTCTCACAATAGACTGTTGATCTCCTGTGATCTGTACTTGGATAAGCTTAGAGTCTGCTTTCGCAAGAGCTTCATAAAAGAAAGGTGGAGCTACAAACCAACGACCATCTTCAGGTACGTTGTTTTCGTCTAGTAGTCTACCCATTAAAGCAATCAAGTTTAACGCAGCGTCTGGACCTGTGTCACCTGAAGCTGATACTTGGATTGGTGAACTGTGAGTACCAAGAGAACTGTTTGTTACAGTAGCTCCTGTTGCTTCGTCTGTAGCGTTACCTGCAATTCCTGCACCAGTTGTCATAGTTTCAAGGACATTAGCATCATACTTTCTTTTAAGAGCATAAGCACCTGAAGAAGTTGCTAATGCTTCAAAGTTAATATGACTGTGTCTTTCTTCAACGTCATCCACTTTAAATGCAAAGTAGTTACCTTGATCGACTGTCATAGTAATCTGCTCATCTAATAGATCTTCAGTTGCTACAGCAGTTCCACGAGTGTAACTTCTCACAGAAATTTGTGGTTCTTTAATTATCTTGACTGTGTCGCCAAAGTTTTCAATTTCCCCTGTATAGTCAGTATTCGTAATATCTTCAACTACGGAAGCTCTACGGAAGAACTTGAGAACTTTTTGGCTAAATATTTGAGGTACGAAATTACCATTAGGTAAGTTTGCGTAACCTGCAGCTGATGTAAATGCCATCAACGATTCTCCCTAATTTAGTTAAAAGTTTAAGTTATTCTGCCTTCACGTGATGCCTTATCAATTTCCTCTTCTAACTTAGCAAATTCATGTGGCTTCAGTTTAGCAATTTCATCACGTGTCCAAATTCTATCTTCTTTTCTACTCGGTGCATCTGTACGATTTGTTCTTGTTACAGATTGAGCAGAAGATTTAGAAGATGTCTTTCTTGTACGTGTTCCACGATCAGCTTTATATAAATCAATAACACGAGATGCCCAACGAGAATCTGTGTTGTTTTTGTATAGACCATCAGAAATGCTAGGGGGTTGATCTTCAAGCCACTGTTTAAAATCATCAGTTTCTCTTAGATTTGTAAAGTCTGGATGAATAGCAAGAAGCTCTTGTTCAGCAGTGCGAACTATTGCATCTTGTTCTTTTTCCGTTAACTCTTCTAACCTTCCTTCTATTTCTTTCACTTTGTTTTCTGCGTTAAGTGTTGAAATAGATTGAACTACATCATAAACGTCTGGATATTTTTTTCTAAAGTCATCTAACTCTTCTGGAGTTTTTGGAAGCTTCGTGTTACCTAACTTCTTTTCTGCCATTAAAGTTTGCTCTTTAGTTCTCCATTCATTTAATTTGTGGTCATAATGACGTTTTAAATCATCATAACGCTTTTTGTAGTTTACTTCCTTTTCTGAACCCATTAGATTTTTTGGAGTAGCTGTTTGTACAGGGTCTTCAATTTCATCTGCGTTCTTTGGATCGTCTTCGTATACATCTTTTCGATACTGCCCTTTGTAAGGGGTGGGTGTCGAAGTTTCTTCATTGTTTGGCTGATCTGTCATATTACCTCCAGTAGGGTCTTGCGAGTAGCTCTATTGGTATTGAAGATACTTACTGCAGGGTCATCATAAAGATGGAGTAGCTGCATATAGTATTCCTTAATAT